TCGTAAGTCACCCTGCAAAGAAACGTAAGAAGTGGTACTACCAAATGTATGAAAAGATTGTTGTTCAAACAACTTGACCTTTGGGTGAAGGTCAATCATTTTACCGTTTTGATCTACTTCAAAGTCAGTAATCGCAAGAACAGTATCAAACCCTAAGTACGGAGCAAATACTAGTGTTGAGTCAGCTACTGAGTCGTAGATTTTCTGTGTTCCTTGAATGAAACGATCTAAGTGGACATCTGAGTTTTTGTTTCTGTAAGGTGTTGTATCAACAAATACCTCACCTAAACCAACACCAAAAGGTATGTATCTAGCTGATCTAATAACACCACTTTCAGAGTGTTGCTGTAAGGCGATTCTAGATAGATACAACCTATTCTCGCCAGTCTCCTGTGTAACAATGTACAGACAACCTTTATCAAAATACTGGTATTGTATTTCTTGATCAGACTCCCATTTAAACCAACCTTCTATAACACGCCTTTCACCTTGCTGCAGATACCTATAAATAAACAGTTCTTTTTTGTTTTTAGTTGTAAGACTAAATACTGATAGGTTTGGATCTACATCATAAAGATCAATGTTGTCAGGAATTAGGTCACTGACTGGAAGACTTGTTTCTGCAGCTTTAGGTGTAGTGTCGCTACTAACATCAAAGATCTCAAAATGCCTTGTGTTATTAGAAGTAGTGTTGACAAAACCAATAGCAATGCCAGTGTTGACAGGTGCTACATTCTCAGATGTATCGAATGAAGAAAGTCTGTTTACCTTTGCAGTTTTAGGAGAAAGAATATCTGAAGAAGTAGACAGCAAGAACTGTTCATTTTGACCGAAAACTACAAGTCCTGTAGATTGCGGCACGACGTACCTCAAAGTTTGAGGTTTAGTCGATGTACAGTCAATGTCGATTGGATCATCATCAGATGTAGTGAGAGCTGTTTTATTCCAGAAATTAAAGAAATCGTCAGCCCTGCTCATGATAATAGAATCACCAGCAAGGAAACCTAACCTATTTCTGTAAACAAAAACACCGTTTATTAGCTTACCAATAAAACTAGGAATAGGATTTGTATCGTCATCTCCAATAATCCTGTCTTCATATGTAGCTGGCTTAAAGGTAAAATGCCCGTTAGAATCCCTTTCTAAAAGGTGAGGCATTGTATTAGCATCAAACTGGTAAGAAATTCCAGGAGCTACAGTTTCTTCCCAACTTCCTGGACCGTAGTTTACTTGACTATTAGACGCTACAAACTTTACATAATAATCATCAGCATCCGTGTCATCTGAGTTTGTGACCTTAACTCTGTAACCGTCCACACATTGAACAGGCAGTTTAGATGAATTGGTTAGCTCATGGACAAATCCGTAAATACCGTCTTGATGAGCAGAGCCACGAGTCTCAATATCGAACGGACCACTGTAGTTACCACCAGAACCTCTGACTAGGTGGATTCCATTGCCAACTACGGTTGCAACAATTTCATGTGCAAGTTCACCCCCACTACCGTTTGAGTTCGTACCAGGGGCTGGACCTGAACCATTGTTGATAAGGTTGGCAAGATCTTGAACAATGTCATCTGCGCTGGGATTAGTGGGACTAGCGGTTACAGTGTAGTCAAACCCAACAACGGCGTTAGACGTATTCCTCCAAACCAATTGTACAGTATAAGTTGATCCAGCCTGTACAATGCTAATAACTACGAACGCTTCGTTAATATCCGATGCAGTTAGGGTTCCCGTCATTTGGGGAATGATACTTTTATTGACAACAAATGTTTTATCAATAACGTTCAATACTGCAATCTGAGACGGGTCTGTGATGTTATCTAGGTAACTGCCAGAAGGGCAAAGGTTGAAGTTACTTGCAATAGCTGTCTCAAGGTTAAAACGTTCTGTGGCAAGCACACCGTCTGCAGTCAACAAATCAGCCTCGGCTGTACTCATGTCAGCTAAAGCTGTAGCAAGCTGCGCTGGAGTGTGTGTTGCAGGGACAGTTACGTTAACTTCAAAAATCCTTTCTCCGTTTCGTGTCAACAACGGATGTTCTTCAGTACGTTCGTTACCCAGTGCATAACCTGTAGGTAAACTGGTACTTGCACTGATGACAGCTCCGCCAACTGTGACAGTATAAACACCGGATGTATTTAGAACAATACCTGAATCAACGAGTTGTTGGATTTCTCCCTGATTGTTATACCGTTCAAAAAGAATAAAATCAGCTGAAGTTGTAGGGTTTTGACCATCTAAAGCTTGTTTGTATTCATACTGTTTTTGGTTAACAACAGTCAGTTTAGCTTGTCTATCTTGTAGTGCAGTATTATAAGCGTCCGCAATAGAGTCGTAGTCAGTGGTGTAGGATCCAGTACCCGAAGCTTTATGAAGAACACCTTTCTGCTCAAGCAATGGCGGTGTATCCCAAACAGTTTCTACAACACGAGGAACAGGGTGCTTAAAAACCTTGAACTGTTCAGCTAAAATATCGTATTGAACAAGGTACTTTTCAGTTTCATCTCGTACGATGTTCGTCCAAAAACACTTGTCAGGATTAGTTCCTGGCTCAATTAACTCCCCGAAAAACTCAGCACCTGGACGTTTTACAAGACCGTTGACAAAATCAGGATAAGCATTCAGCGCATTTACTACCTGTCCTGGAATTTTTTTATGATCTGGCTGTTGTGAAATACCAAGTAGAAGCGATGGTACACGCTGGCTTACTGTTGTCATCTAATCAATGCAGTGAACGGTTGATAGCTATTGTAATAATCTTCACCATCTCTAAATCCAAACATGGTGTAATCACCTTGTTGTGATTCGTACTCCAACGCCCCTGACTTAGCATTAGTTTCTTGCTCTTCTAGCAGTTTGTTAAGGGTTGCGTCTCCTACCATTTTAATACAACACATACGTGCCGCACGGCTAGTAATGTAGTATTGAATGGCTGGGGGGACATCAGCATAATCAAACAGCCAAGTTACGTCAACAGAAACATCACTTTCAAAAGTGAATGTATGGTTGTATCGATCATAAAGTTTTCCGTTTCGACGAATCAGGTCCATGGAGTCATGGTGGTCGTCACGGTTTGCATCCAAAGCTAGGGCGTTAGTAGGAAAAATAATTTCTTTTGTTAGAGCATTTGGTTGCAAAGGATAGTGTCGTTCCGTGTTAAAGGTCCAACCCTGTGCTTGTACAATTTTGTTTTGTTCCCTTAGTGTTGTCAAGACAACTGACACTTCAGGATTTTGTAGATCCAGTGTGGTGACAGCAGCCTGTCCCACAGAGGTAAGTATTTCATTAACAGCATCCAGTTCGGTGGACGCAGCGTAGACAGGCATAACAACAAATAAAAAAAAGGGACCCCGAAGGATCCCTGTGTACAAAAATACGAATCAGAATGCAGCAGGCTTGGTAGCGGTTCCAGCGAACAGCTCCACGCAGGCGGCAGGATTCAGGTAGTCTGCGCCCATGGCGAGACGACCCAGCATCACGTCACCTTGGTAAACCACGGAAACGTCGCCACTGGTCACTTGGACCTGGGGACCGATGCTTTCGACGCAACCAGCACCTTCACGTTGGAAGATGAGGCCGCAGGAGTTAGCGAAGTTAGAAGCTTGGCCGTACTCGTTTTCGATACCAGTAACAGAGTTACGGGCATCTTCCAGACCTTCACCAACGAAAGAACCAGTGTTACCAGGATCGGTCACACCGGGGTTGGTTGCAGAACCAGTACCGAACTTCGTACCATAGTTGGAGAAGAACGGGATGTTCATGGACTTGTAGATACGGATACCTGCAATCTCCATGATGCCTTGACCGGACTGCAGGGCATCACCCTGGGTGTCGCGGTTGACAAGGTAAGCGCCAGATCCGGTGCCACCGATGGCTTGGATCAGCTCGTAGTACTGACGGGGGTTGAGGACGGCAACGCGTCCCTCGGAGCTAACACCCTTCTCATCGAGGCTTGCAGCAGCGTCATAGAAGGCTGAAACTAGGTTGTTAGCATCATAAGCGTCAGATGCGTTAGCAGTAGTACCAACACGGATCTGAGTTCCGCCTGGCTCAATGAAGCCAGCCTTGCTGATCGGCGATGCTTGACGTGCACCACGGGTCAGGGAGCGGAAGATCAGACGGTCATACTTCTGAGCCAGAGCATAGCCGATTTTAC